GATGTTATTTACTTGGTTTTGACCATGGCCGCATTTTACTTTGGTGACACAATAGCGGGCAAATTTAAGAAATAGACAAATGCACCCTCCTAAATTAAAATAATAATAAGCGCACGTTGCGCCCTCTGCCCTCCTTGGTTACTCATCTATGGCCTTGGAGGGTTCTTTTTAGGAGGTCTTTATGAATGGCTTATGGGAGCATATCGAATGGGTACTGGCGTTTGTAATCATCCCGGTAATTGGTTTTGTTGCCAAAAACTACAAATCAACCATCAATGCCATATGGAAATCCATTGACGAGCTTAAGACCAAAAACCTACATTGTATGGATAGAGAAGATACCAAGGACTTTATCAGGCAAGAATCAGAACGACTAAGCTTAGAGATAGACAACAAGATACTCAAAGTCAAGAACGAAAATCTAAAAGACAAGCTCAAAGAATAACCGTATAATCAAAGAAAAACACGGGTTTTAATATGTTAGCGAATAACGTACAAGAATCATCTACCACCACCGGAACGGGCGATATAACGCTTGCAGGTTCAAGTGAGAATGGTAGAACGTTTTCAAGCCAGTATGCGGTAAACGCAAGATTCACTTATTTTATTGATAACGGCTCGGGCGAGTTTGAAACCGGCATAGGGTACATCTCAAATGCAACGACTCTGGTTAGAGAGTTTCCGAAGGGTGGTAGCTCGGCGCTACCTGTGAATTTTTCAGCAGGGGATAAACAAGTATTTGTAACTGCTAGCATGTCCAACCTGTTCACTAATTCAGATGGGTTTAGTGATTTAAGTTCAACATCTAAATTCATGGTTCCAAGCAACTATGTTCGAACTAATGTAACCCAAGCATTAACAGCAAACCGCATTTTTTATTGTCCAATTTGGATAACTCGCGGAATTACCATTGACCTACTAGGTGTTCGAATTGTAACGGGCCAAGGAACAGCCGCAAACAATTTGCACCTTGGGATATACGACGTTGATCCCAACACCGCTAGGGCTGGGCATCTAATTACATCCACCACAGGACTCGACCCAAGTGTTGCCGGAACAATCTCAGGCTCAATAACAGAAATCGAATTGCAACCAGGTTGGTATTACGCAGGCATTTGGTGCGACACAAACCCAACGCTGCGCGCTAACGGTGCGGACATCACAATGAGAAATCCTTTCAGTGTTGCTAACAATGTGAATTTAACAAACATCTCATACCAGTTTATAAACTCTCAAGCGGGGCTTTCTGACCTTCCCGCAACTGGTAACGCAGACACAGCTAATACATCAGGTGGTAACGTGCCTGTTTTAATTTTGGGGCACACATGATTAATTTAACTGATAAATACGGCTACGTAACCGAAGAGATAAACCGCCAAGGTTATCAACTCATAAAGATAGATAACAAATGGGTATCAACCGATGATGCTGCAGTACAGGCGATTATCGACAGTTACGACCCACTGCCCGCAGCTCGAGCTGATGCGCTATTAAGAATCAACAAGCAATCACAAACTTACATGCAAGCTATCGAAGATGAATATCCAGAGTTTGAAAAGCGCACATGGCCCACGCAAAAGGCGGAGTCCGAGGCTTGGACATTAGATAATAACGCTTTAACGCCAACCCTTGACACAATCGCAATTGCCAGAACTATAGACCGAGTTGAATTAATTCAAAAGACTTACAACAAAGTGCAAGAGTACGCATATCAAGCGGCAACACTTGCGGGTAAGCGACAAAAGATTGAAGATGAAATAAAAGCATCAAGCGACTTAGATTTTATTTGCAATGTAAACTTTGAGGCTTAATCATGCCTGTTGCTCGCATTGGTCAATATAGGTTAGGCAGGCATAGAATTGGCTATGTTGAGCCGAGCGCACCACCTGCGGGTGTAACTGCAAGCGTTACTGAATCGCTATCCTCTTTTGCCGAATCATCAAATGTAAATATTGATTACAATGTATCGATAAATGTTACTGAAACCCTAAATTCCTTTACTGAAAGTTCTAGCGTTAACCTGACTCCGGTTGTTGAGGTTGAGATAAATGTAACCGAAACGTTAAATAGCTTTGAAGAAAGCTCAATAATAAACATACAAGGACTTCAACAGGTAGATGTAAGCGTAACCGAAACGTTAAGTTCATTTACTGAGCAAATTAATGCTACAATAGCAGTTAAGATAGAGGTAACAGAAACGCTTAATTCGTTTGGTGATAATTCATCGGTTAAACTTCCTGTTAGTTGGGTTGTAAAACCCCCAGTAACATCAAGTTGGGACATTAAAACAGAAAGCGACACCGACTGGTCTGTTAAATCTAAAACAAATACAAATTGGACAATTAAGGGTTAGTTATGGCTCAAACATCGATAGCGGCTTGTAATGCTGCGCTTGACGCAAGAACTGCATTATTTAACGGTGGTACGGTAGAAATTAGAAGTGGCGCTGCTGCTGATATTGACTCGACACCAACCGGAACTGTATTAATTACATTTGCCTTGCCAATCCCGGCGTTCGGGGCGGCTGCGAATAGAGTTGCAACAATGAACGCTGTAACAGATGTAACCGCTACGGTGGCTAACGCTGACAGCCAAGTTCACTATGTAGTTAAAGATGCATCAACTAACGTTGTCGGCAATGGCACAGCTGGTACAAGTGGTACTGATATGATTTTAAACACACTAACGTGGAATATTGGTGATGACGTTTCTATTACAAGTTGGACTACAACACTTCCTAAATAGGTGATTTATGCCAGTAAATAAGACAGGCCCAAAACGAGGCCAAAGAGTAAAAACAAACAAGAAGAAATCAAACAAACGAAATAAATAGAAGGGGTTTAACAAACCTCTTTTTTATTGCTAAAATTAAATTAAATACGGCATTAATACGGCATATATGGCAAACGACACCCCAAATCAAACGAGTTTTAATTCCGAGAACCAACCAACAAAAAGGCGCGGCAAGTCAGCAAAGACAATTCTGCTCGACGCCATACGAGAAGAGTCGCTAATAGATTTAAATCCAGACTCAACAAAGGAAGATGCTGAAAGAGCTTACATCACACATATAGCTAGAAGGGCGTTCAATCCAGAAGATCAAGCTAGTGCCACTTTACTAAGTAAATTATTAGACAAGACTTACTCAAGCATAAAGGCAACAATGCCAACCTATGAGTTCGAGTTCACGCCAGATGCGACACCACTTCAAAAAGTAACCCAAATAATGACCGCATCAAGTGAAGGTAATATCCCGCCAGATGTGGCAGCTATATTTGTTCAATGTATTAAAGCCTGTGTAGATATAGAAGAATCCACCGACCTTAAGGAAAGAATAGAAAAGCTAGAGGCTATGATTAATGGGGGTTAGTCTATTAAAGCGCCTTGAAACAATCGAACCGATGATAATGGCCCAATCTGGAAAGTTGGAGCCAAGTGTTTATGGCGTTGTTGATAGAGTTGACTTGATAGATGGAGAGAAGGTTCCAAACATCATTAGAAGGTGGAAAGGCACTATTGGCAATATGGAGCCAACAGAAGAAGAGCCAACAATCCTATTGATTGAGAAGCTAGAACCAGCAATTTTAAAAAGAAAGAAATACAAATGCTTTTATGGTGGCAGGGCTGGAACCAAGTCTAGGTTTGCACAAGATGCAATGTCTGGCGAAGTTAACAGCTGCGGCTCAAAAGTTTATGTAATGCGTGAGCGCATGAAGTCTTTAAAGGAATCCATATACGCTGGCATTGAACATTCTATAAAACAGTTAAATATAGGTGGTTTCTTATCGGTTCCCAGTAAGTGGGAGATACGCCACAAGACCGGCGGCAAGTTTACTTTTGGCGGACTGCAAAACATCATAGATATGAAAGGTTCAGCTAACTATAAATTCTTTCTAAATGAAGAGGCGGCAAGAATCAAACAACAAACCATAGATACACTAGGCCCAACCTTAAGGGATACTCCAGGTGCCGAGTTGTGGTTTTTATGGAATCCAGAAAGCTTTACAGACCCAATCAATCAAGAGTTTATAATCCCATACCAAGCAGAAATAGATAAAAATGGCTATTATGAGGATGAATATCACTTAATCATAAAGGTTGGGTTTGAGGATAACCCGTGGTTTGAGCATGACGAGTCACTAAAGCAAGAGTATGACAAAGACACAGAAAAGGTTAAAGATGGACGTATGAGCAAATCACGATACAACCACATATGGTATGGCGCATTTAATGACGATGTAGAAAACTCTGTTGTTATGTCGGATTGGTTTAAAGCCTGCATAGACGCACATAAGAAGCTAAAAGGCATTGAAAAGGTTGGTGGTAAGGCTGTTGGGTTTGACCCATCAGACACCGGCACAGACCCCGCTGGCTACATTGAAAGAGAAGGTGTTGTAGTTACAAGGGTTGAAGAAATAGAGGGTGAGAACGGCAATAGAAAATTTGACATTGCAAGCAGAGAGGCTAAAAACTTTGGTTGTAACTCTTTTGGCTGGGATTCTGACGGACTAGGGGCCATACTTAGGGACCAAGCTGATTCAAACTTTAAAAACACTGGTATTAACACATTTATGTATAGAGGTAGTGGGAGTGTTTATCAGCCAGAGGCGGAGTACAAAGGGGAAAACTCAAACATATCTGTAGAATCTGGAAGAAAGAACAAAGATCTTTTCTATAACCGAGCAGCACAGAACACAACCAGCCTGGCTGAGAGAATATACAAAACGTATGAAGCTGTAGAGCATGATGTCTATCACGACCCTAACGACCTAATAAGCTTTTGTAGTAAATCGATAAAACCCGCCATGCTCAAAAAGCTAGAATCAGAGGCATGTAAGACACCACTTAAACCAAGCGACAAAATAGCGTATTATAGAAAAGATGAACTAAGAAAGGGTATACTTATGCCAGATGGCTCAAGATTGAAAATACCCTCTCCCAACTTATGGGATGCATTGAAGGTGGCTTTTGACCCTGCATCAAATATACAGGTTGACGAGTGGCAACCATTACCAAAAAGACGAACCGGAGTTGTTTAAATGCCAAAGCTAGACGATAACACACTGCTTTCTATTCTAAGAAGGTATGAGGGTGAAGCTAGAAACTCGCTAACCAATAGAATCAGAAGCGATGACAACATAACAAGGCGATACAATGCCGAACTGTACGGTGACGAAATAGATGGTCATTCAAAGGTGGTTAGTGAAGACGTAAAGGACACCGTTGAAAGTGATATGCCCTCACTCGCAAGGGTGTTTTTAGGGTCAAACCCAATTATGCACTTTTCATCTTATTCAAAAGAGGATGAGA